CTGGGTAATCGCCTGACTGCAGCCAACATCGATAAATGGACGTTGTACCAGGTATCGCAATATTGTGATCAGCCGGTACCGGACGGAAAGGGTGGAAACGGTACCGAACCACGTTATACCTGCAACGTGTACATTCAGGACCGAAACGACGCTTACACAGTCCTGCGTGATTTTGCTGCTATCTTCCGTGGCATGACCTACTGGGGCGGTGATCAGATTGTTGCGCTTGCCGATATGCCGAGAGATGTGGATTACGCATACACCCGCGCTAACGTTGTTGGCGGTCGCTTCACCTATTCGAGCAGCACCACGAAAAGCCGCTACACCACAGCGCTGGTTTCATGGTCAGACCCGGGTAACGCTTATGCCGACGCGATGGAACCGGTATTTGAACAGGCGCTGGTGGCGCGATACGGTTTCAATCAACTGGAAATGACAGCCATCGGTTGCACCCGACAGTCAGAGGCGAACCGAAAGGGGCGCTGGGGCATTCTCACCAACAACAAGGATCGCGTTGTTTCGTTTGATGTCGGGCTGGACGGAAACATTCCGCAGCCGGGCTACATCATCGCCGTGGCAGACGAGCTGCTTTCCGGAAAGGTTATGGGTGGCCGCATCAGCGCCGTTAACGGTCGCGTAATCAAACTTGACCGAGTGGCGGATGCAGTAGCAGGTGATCGCCTTATTCTCAACCTTCCCTCCGGAGCTTCGCAGAGCAGGACCATTCAGGCCGTGAACGGGGAATCAGTCACAGTCACCACTGCGTACAGTGAGACGCCGCAGGCCGAAGCTGTTTGGGTGGTTGAGTCAGATGAACTTTACGCCCAGCAGTATCGTGTTGTCAGTGTCTACGATAACAATGATGGTACCTTCTCGATTACTGGCGCATGGCACGATCCGGATAAATATGCCCGTATTGATACCGGAGCCATCATTGACCAGCGGCCGGTGAGTGTGATCCCGCCGGGTAACCAGTCGCCGCCTGCGAACATCGTAATCAGCTCCTTTTCAGTGGTGCAGCAGAATATCAGCGTCGAAACTATGCGGGTGAGCTGGGACCAGGCGCAGAACGCTATAGCCTATGAGGCACAGTGGCGCCGCAATGACGGGAACTGGGTAAACGTACCGCGCAGCTCCACCACTTCCTTCGATGTTCCTGGTATTTATGCCGGACGTTACCTTGTTCGTGTGCGCGCCATTAATGCCTCTGAAATATCCTCTGGCTGGGGCTACTCCGAAGAGAAAACGCTGACGGGTAAGGTGGGAAATCCGCCGAAACCCGTTGGATTTGCGACAACACCGATTAACTGGGGCATTCGTCTGAACTGGGGATTCCCGGCTAACACCGGGGATACACTGAAAACGGAAATTCAGTACACCGCGAACAGTGATTTCTCAAATCCTCTTTTGCTGTCGGATGTGCCTTATCCTTCTGCTGAATACACTCAACTGGGATTAAAAGCGGGGCAGGAATTCTGGTACCGTGCGCAGCTGGTAGACAGAACGGGTAATGAATCCGGCTGGACAGACTGGGTTCGTGGTGAATCTAATGCGAATGCTGACGACTACCTGGGCGATATTGCTGATGACTTCCTGACGTCTGCCGATGGTGACCGCCTGACAGGCGACATTGATACCAACCTTGAAGGGATCCTGCAGAACGCGCTGGCCAACCACGGAACCGTTGAGCATCAGTTTCAGCAGTTTGGGGAGGTTCGCGCAGACATTCTGGTAGTTAAAACGACCATTGCGCAGGTAGATAAAGCCATGGCTGAAATGTCCACGCAGGTGCAGGCGCAGTTCAATGATGTGACTGCCGCTCTGGAAGATAAGCTCACCGCTGTGGTTGATGCGACCGGCGCATCTGCAATTTACACCCTTAAAACCGGGGTTCGAATAAACGGTGTGATGTATAACGCCGGGATGTCGATCGCGGTACTGGCGGAAGCGGGTAAGCCGGTAGTCACTCGTGTCGGGTTTAACGCCAACCAGTTCGTCCTGATGAGTGGCAGCGGTGATACGCAGTATTCTCCTTTTGCTGTTATCAATGGTCAGGTATTTATCAGCGATGCGTTTATTCAGTATGGTCAAATCACGCTGGCAAAAATTGGCGAGCTGCGCTCCGCTAATTATGTCCAGGGACAAACCGGCACCATCATGAAATCAGACGGGACGTTTGAAATGAATGGGGCGGTTGCCGGGGAAGGTGCGACGAAAATGACCAACCTGAACTACAGCGTTAAAGATGGAAACGGGGTACTCCGCGTGCAGATTGGCAAATTAACAGGGGTGTTCTGATGTCATGGGGAATTCAGACATGGGACGCTAATGGCGTCCCTAATAACTACGGCATTAAACCTGTAACCGTGGTGGGCATCATCGATCTTGCTTTAGGTCAGAAAACGGGGAGCTACCAGTTCAACCTTGAGCCTGGCTTAAAGGTTGGGTTTGCAGTTGGTACTCTGGAGGATAAAGGGACAATAAGTTACACAGACAAAAGAAACATTATTGCATCTGGGAACACCATAACAATACAGCCTTCTGGTAGTGATGGGATTAACGATTATCCGGCAATGAAAGTGCAGTTAATCGTGTTTGCGGAGGCTGTATGAATGGCTAAATACGGCGCATTGATTTCACTCCCTAACGGTAATCCTTTTATCACGCCTGATTCCACACCCATGACGCTTTACCGAAAAGTCACTGTAAATTCAATTTTGGGTTCGGACTTTAACAGTGCTACGGCATCAGTAGTCATCAACGGGCAGAAGGGTGGAATTGTATTTGCCAGGACCAGTGCAGCAGCAAAGATATCAGCTTCAAAAAATGGCAATACATTCAGTGTTAGTGCGTCTAATTACAGAGGTTCGTCTTTTGTTCTTGAGGCGTATTTTTTTGCCATATATCCGCTTACCCTTCCCGCCTGGGGTGTGGCTATATGGGATGCCGAAGGAACACTGGTACTTACGAATGAGTCCCGGGTATTAAGCGACCTTACAACTATAGGCTCGCCTGGGGCTGTGACTGGAGGACTTAACATTGATTCATACATGCCAGGCAAATGGGCTGTAAATCCGATGGGGCTGGGTGCTGTTCTCCTGCATGCTGGTTCAGCACCCGGTGGACAGCCAATAATTCAGCCTGTGGATGTGGGAACGGGTTGCTTCAATGAAGGCGCTGGAACAAGAATCAAAGGGCTTTCATCAACAACAGCAAGCGGTTCTTCAGTCGGTACGACTAATAGCGGCATTGTGATAACGGCGATAAATACAGCGGCATATGATTAAAATGATCGTTTAAAACGATCAATTTATAAGTATCGATCTGTTTAATCTATTTATAATATTTATCCACCTAGGTTATTTTAATGTAAATAACTTACACTGGCGGCGTAAATGAGAAATATAATTATTATGTTTATTATCAGTTTTGTGCTTTCAGCATGTTCCGGACCATTACTGGAAAAGCAGACTCCTGTTTGTCAGGCTCAGGCATTGCTGGGTGGACAGTCGCAAACGGTGGATATTTATGGTGTACGTAAAGTCTCAAATCAGACTGAATACAGAGCCGGATATCCCTTTAACTGGCGTTGGGTGAATAAGAATAATTTCACCAGTTCAAACTGTTCCAATTAAACCTAAAAAAATAACCCGCTCCGGCGGGTTTTTTATTTTCTGAATTCGGGAGTCCCCCATGTCAGCAGGAACGTTAACCCTTAACAATAACTCAGCCTCGGTTGCCGGAACTGGCACCACTTTCACCACTGAGTTAGCTGCAGGTGATTTTATTGTGGTTGTCGTGGGTGGTGTGCCTTACACACTTCCCGTACTGGAAGTTAACAGCAATACACGGCTAACGCTGGTCAGTAATTACACCGGACCGCGAGCGACCGGGGCTGCCTGGTCTGCCGTTCCCCGCGTGGCGCTGAATATGGTTACCGCGGCGCTGGTGGCCCAGAGTGCTGAGGCGCTTCGGGGTCTGAACTACGACAAACAGAACTGGCAGCAGGTATTCAGTGGTACCGGAACTATCACCGTCAGGTTGCCTGACGGGACAACATTCAGCGGCCCTGCGTGGAACAGTATTGTTCAGACGCTTGCAGGCAAGGCTGACCTGGTCAGCGGCGTGGTGTCAAAAATGCAGGGTGGGACAGGGTTATCCAGTCCCTTTGGCGCAGGGTCAGGTTCTTTCTGTGAGGGGAATGATGTCCGCCTTAACACCATCGGCGGCAAATCCGGAGGCCAGATAACCAGCCCGTTTGGAAAGGTCAACGCACTGCCGGGGAGCTTTGACTCCCTTTATGCCGGAAACCGCAACTACGGTCTCTACCAGGAACAGATGAATGTCCCCGGTGCAGGCTATCTGTATCCTCACTCCAGCTTCAAATTGTACTGGCCTGGCAACTATGGCGGGGTGTTTACATGGTCCGCGTGGGCTAACAGAAACAATCCGGAGTATGTGCTCTCCTGGACTTATGAAGCGGGAACCACGCCGCATATGTGGCGGTTTAATGGCACTAATGGTAACGCCACAGCTACCGGAAACTGGGTTAACGGCGGCTCGACTGTCAAAATTAAGGAAAAAGTCGAAGACATCCAGAATCCGCGCGAAACGATGCGGATAATTCGCGCATGTACCTGGCGACTGAAAACAAAAAATGCTGACGGGCGTTTCGGTATCGGTGTTCTGGCTGAAGGGCTGTATGAGGCGTACCCGGAGGCGAAAGTTACTGCCGGTGATATCGAACTGCGGGACGGGACTGTTGTTAAGGATGCCTTATCTGTACAGGCTGGCGATTCAGGCGTACTGGCCGCTGTTCACCACGCAACCATTATTTCTCTGATGGATGAAAACGAAGCGCAGCAGAAAGAAATCAATCAACTGAAAGCAGACATGGAGGCGCTGAAGAAAATTGTTGAACAGCTCACCGCCAGATAATTCTGCTCTGGACCATCAACGTGCAATGCCATAAAGCGAAATAACAGGGTGGGGACTGCCGCAACCATACCGTATGCAGGAGCATGGCTGCGGCCGACTGGCGAACGTTCGATAGTGCGAGTACTGAATGATTGCCAGTCGCAGCGGATTGTACTTAAGCAATATGACGGTTCAAGGCGTTTAATCTGAAACCAGCCACATATCAGCCTCTTCAAACATTTCCTGAACAGTACGGCTTATCTGTTCCTTCTCATGCTTGCTGGCGTCAGTGTTGATCGCCGGCAGTGTCATCATCGGTTTAACCCGAACATCCGCATCCGGGAAAATCCGGTGAACCCTCTTAGTCAATTCGCCCAGAATGATATCTTTTGCCCCGGGCAGACCATCAAAATTCCTTTTGTCATAAACGAGTTCCACGAACATTGCGCATCACCTCTTTACTGGATGGATATACAGTATTTATACTGTATTTCTATCCGTCATTCAAGAGAGGGCACTGACATGGGATTCCCATCACCTGCGGCAGATTATGTTGAAACACGAATCTCCCTCGACCAGCAGTTTATTCGTCATCCATCAGCAACATATTTTATGCGGGCAGCGGCTTCGTATTATCGTGAAGGGATACTAAATGGTGCGCTGCTGGTTATCGACTCATCCTTATCGCCATGCGATGGTTCGTTGCTGATATGTGCGATGGATGGAGAATTCAGGATCAAGCGATATCGGACTCATCCTCAGCCGCACCTGGTTAATCTGGATAACGGGAGAAGGGAAGCGCTGCCAGCAGATGATGATGGTTACAGTTCTGCACCCGCTATATTTGGAGTGATCACGTACATCATTAATGATGCTAGGAATGCGGAGTTTGATGACTGCCCGGTAATGTGAGCACATCACTGTTAAGTGAAGTATGAAGTGTGGTTACGTGGTTGAGGTTAATTATCATTTCTGTCTGGATTGTTAGACAAACCAATCCCTACCTTTACTGTAGCGAACACCATGATACATAGAGTGACTATTACAGAAGATATCAATGAGAGGCTAGTGATCATAACGCTTCTTAATTTTAGATGGATTCGACTATTAGACTACTACATTGTGGAAAGGTTCCTGGTAATTCTCGCACACTCAATAAAGTAGGTATTGTCGACACCCCGGATGCAAGAATGTAACTCGGTGTGCTATGGATATAGACGACTTGAAGACGTGACTTGTGGGGCATACTTGGGGCAAAAATGTCTGCTTTGGGGCATTTTGGGGCATGAATGGGACATTATTGCACACATGAAGTTTACCGAATTTCATGCGAAACTATTTTTTAATGCATTGAATAAACTAAAGAAAACACATGCTCTTGGGCGTTCTTTAGTGATTTTTAAAATACCCGCGTCACGCAGTTAA